GGTGGTGCTTGCCCACCTTGTAGTCCGGCTGCATGTGCTTGCAGAACTCGATCAGATCGAGCTGGCACCGCTGGGATTGCTGTCTTTCCTCCAGCACCCCTGCGATTTTCAGGATTTCGGCGTGCTCTTCGGGTGAAAACGAGTCGATGTTGTCCAGCATCTGCTGGATCTCTTCTTGCGAGAAGTCCAAAACGGCGGAATCGCCTGTTTCAGTCATCCTGCACCCCTACCTCACTCTCAGGCACGAGAATTTCTGCCAGTTGTCCTACTTTTTCTTCAGATTCCGCACCTTTGGGCGGCTTCAGGCCCAATTCCGCGTCCACGTCGATGATTTCGCCGCCTAGCTGGACCGATTGGACTGGTTTGGTCAGCTTGACGAGCTTCTCGCGCAGCTTTGCCCGCAGCTCATCCGTGCTTTGGTGGGTTACGGTGACTTCGGAGCGGTCGGTGAACAGGCCAACGTCAGAAATCTTGCCCAAGAGTTCTAGCGCACGGATTCTGATGCGCGGATCGGGGTTCTGAGACTCTTCCAGCAGCCGATTGGTGACGGTATGGCGCAACTCCACCGCGTGGGCAACCACGACACGCCCATATTCGTCCAAGTAATTGCGAATATACACCAGGGATGCGGGCGTGAGCGCTGCCGCACGGGCATGTGTGACCTTCTGACTGGTCAGATCGGCGTTTGAAGCGTAGGCAGCCAGCAGTGAGGCGGCAGTTTCCTTGTCCTTGGCACCCTCTTCAACCTCAAACCCGTGCTCTTGCAGCAGGGAAATGGACGCACAAGCGGCTCGGGCACGCTCCCGCAGGTCCAGATAAGGCACATCAGGGGGAATCTCGACATCGAGATCCACGGAAACTTCAATTGTCATGCGCAAGCCAACGCCGGTTAGCCGAATGTTGCGCAATGTACCACAAGATTTTTTGCAGTGGGCAGGAGGTTGAGACTCCTACCGGGGGGTGTTTCTATATTGAGGGGGTGGGGGTAGGCACCTGGGAACAACTTTTTGTATGTGTTGTCTAAAAGTCCGAAATATCCGATTTGGACAACGGCGTCATGGTTAGTGGACGCTAACATAACTTCGGTGTGATGTGCTTGAGGGCGGGGAATAGTATGCCTTAGCCGCGTGTGGGGCCCCTGCGAGATTTGCCCCTCCCCCCTCTGGGTGGGGTTTGGCGCCCAGGCTTTCGGATTCTGTTAGTCCGTCGGCTAACATCGTGCGATGACAAGGGCTACGTTTCCCTAGCATTCCATGACAAACTAAGCTCTAATTCAGTCACGGGTTAGAGGAATCGTCGATTCCGCCCGTATCCTCGAAAGGGATTATCGTGAGTGCAATCAAACTGGCTGAGGCCACTGTGTCCTTTCTCGTTGAAACGCTGAAGGCTGAGGTATCAGTCGCAAAGCGCTGGGTCAAGTCCCGTGACATGCTGCGGGCCGATGGTGTGACCTCTGAGGTCATGGCCGACGACGAAGACTTCCGGAAGACCTTCAAGGCAGAAGTGATCATGTTGTCCTTCACTGTGGCTGAGCAGAAGATCATGGCCAAGCCACACACTGCGCTGAGTGATGAGGAGAAGATCACCAAGCGCTGGGTGCAGCAGCAGCTTGGCTCCCGCTATGCCAAGGTGCAGGCGCACGTCAAGAAGGCTGAGGATGAGGAGAAGGAGACCGAGGAGGAACGCGGCGCGCGCCGCGTGGCCGACATGGCAACACGTCTCAAGAGGGACTTGGTCGCATGGACGGCCAAGGTGGAGAAGGCTGAGAAGGTCACCTTCTCGGCAGTCGAAATGGTCAAGTGTCTCAAGGCAGCATCTGCCCTGATCAAGTAATCAACCCGGCCCGGCGCAAGCCGGGCCATTCAAAGGATCATCATGGAAGAACATGACTGCATCATCATCGCAGTGACCATCCTGCACCCAGAGACACAGACCCCGATAGTCAAAGAAGGGGAATGGCTAAACCGCAACGATTGCATCCAACTCTTTGAAGAGTATGGGGTGGATGAGATCACTGGCCACGTCGTTCACTGGCCAAAGTAATCAACCCGGCCCGGCGCAAGCCGGGCCATTCAAAGGATCATCATGGAAGAAGTCAAGCAACTACGGCGCAGCATACGGGCCGCAGACGATGCGTTTTTCTATTCAATGCGCACCCTCGACGATCTGATCGAGCGTGACGAAACCCTCGAACGACTACAAACCCAACTCGGCAAACTGTTGCGCAAAGAGCGCATGCAGCGCAGAGCCATTGCAGAAAGACGGCTCCGCCGTTGACCACAGCCCGCTTCGGCGGGCTTTTTTTTCGCCCAAAATTTCCCACTCCACCTTTGATGCCAGTGACCACAGCAGCGGCGAGGAGCGGCACGCAAACAAAGCAGCGTGCGACGCACAACCGAGGGGGATACCTGCGAAAGTCTGTTAGCCCACCGACTAACAAGTTGAAGCCAGTGACCCCAGCAGCGGCGAGGAGCCCCGCCAAGTTGTTAGCCGACGGACTAACAATGTTCCAACTGTTCCACGTTTAGACTGTTCGAGTGTTCTAGAACTACAACTGTTCTAGTGTTCGTTTTTGATGTTGCCACACTGTTCTAGGAAATCACGTGAATGGAGTGTTATAGGATAAAAAAGTTTGCTTACAATCCTTACAGTACGCACGAATGTTCGTACAGATGGGGTATTTGTTCCGTCATGTTGGAACATTCGCATCGGCATCTGTTTTGCGCTGGAAGCTGGCAGTTCGTTGTGTTTCTTACTTATTAGATTATCTAGTTTTATATTAAATCTTATCTTTTTATGAATCCATTACATACTGTAGTTGCTCCAGAAAAAAGGCCCGCTACCCCCTGCATCACTCCCACATTAGAACAGTCCAGTGGTTTGTTCGTTTGTGGAAGTAATGCGGGGGGGTGACCCCCTCTTTTTCGGGCGAACAGTTCAAAAACCGGAACTTCCCTTGCACGACAACAACTTACAATTTTCGGTACCAAGACTCTCGTGGAACATTGATGAAATTACACTCCCACATGGTACACTACACTCCCACACAACCATCCCCTCCTCGGAGCCCCCAGCATGCAAATTACTTCCACCTCCATCCTGTCCCGCTACACCTACGACCCCGATGCCATCCCCACCCATGGCACCCCGCTATTGCGCCTGCCCAAGCGCCCACACCAACCCCCCATCCCCGTACCACCCAACACCACCGTGCGTATCGGCGACAAGTACCTCTCCCCCAAGCAGCTCGTCCATGCACTGCACCAACTCCAGTTCGACCTCTCATATGACGGTGCAGTGCCCGCGCTCATCACCCTGCCTCGTTACATCCTCAACATCGACGGCGACCCCAACAACATACGCATCGAGAACCTCCACGCAGCCGCAGCCTCACGGCGCTGGCACTTCATCACAACCGATGGGGTGCTGATCCCCAACAAAGTCATGCGAGTCATACCCCCCGAGGACAAAGCGCGGCTCGATTTGCTCCCAAACCCTCATAACGATTACTCACAATCCGATACAAAACAACACCAAAACACTTGACTTAGTAGTCATTTTGGTATACAATATAGATAGTGGGATCTCGTATGTACGGATTCCACTACACGGTGCATGTGCAGCGTGTAACGACAGTGTTAGTCCACCGACTAACAAGAAAGGACCGACCGCTATGCGATCCACGCGAGTCCGGGCACCCAAGCCCGACTACACCCCACGCCCCAAGGGTGCCCACCCCGGCACCGGCTTTGCCGGCAAGTACAAGGGAACAACTTACTCCATCGATGCACTCTTCGCCGAACCGGCTGCGCGGCACGTGCGTCACACACCACGCCCCCCGTCACTCAACCCGAGCCAGACCGGCTCACCCCACGCAGCCAAGCCCACACCCGCACGCTACACCGGCACCGAGTGCCTGGGCATCGCAGCTATGCACAAGAGTAACGCTGTGCCCGTGTTCAACAAGCAAGCGGCTATCGACGCCGCGACTATGAGGAGAAACTGAGATGAAGCAACGCCACACCGCCTGGGTAACCATAGGCACTAACGAAGGGACAACTGTGCCCACATGGTTCTATGCCTTCCGCAAGTGGGAGAACGCCAAAGCATTCATGGATGCAGCCAACGACACCGTGTCCTGGGAGCTGTACCCGTGCGAGTTCATGTCCGTGGAAGAGACGCTGGATAACTTCAAACAGTGCATGCAAGGAGAACCGCAATGAGAGTAGAAGTTGTTAATGGTCGCAAGCTCTTGTGCGGCCAAATCCTCAAACCCGAGCAACTGGCCGTGGGTCAGACCTGGGCGGCTGCTAGTGGTGCCGACCATACCGTAAAGATCGCCGGCATCGACGACGGCTGGGTGCGTTACGAGTGGGTGGAGAGTGGCGAGCCTGTGTCCAATGAGAAGGAGTCATTTGCCTTCCAGTGCCGCTATTGCCTAGTCATTGAAAACGAGGAGAACGAATGATGAGAACCGACGACGCGCTCCTCCTCGCCACGTGCATAGCTGCTCTGCTGCTCATGCTGTGCGGTATCATCTAGTGTTAAACACTTGACTTTGATGTCATTCTGTGTCATAATATAGATGTTGGCTGGGAAATCAGTCAACAACGCAACTCACCGACTAACACATTCATTCACTCACTCAAGGAAACATCATGAACCAACTCGCTGCTCCGGCATTCACTGCCCCCTCCATCGCATCCTCAGCGGTGCTGATAGATATGTCCATAAGTGTGTGGACCGGGCGCAAGCACGACAAGCGTGCGTCCAACGACGTGACAGCCCAGCACAACGCTGCCAAGGGCGTGGCCAACGTGTCCAAGAAACTCCTCGGCGACTGCGCCGAATTGGATGCACTGCAGAAGTTCGCTGCCAACGCACGCAACTCACACTACGCCATGACCACACCGTGGTCGGATCTCGGGCTGCGCATGTGCCCGACGCGCACGTACATCAACGGCTACGAGAAGCAGATGAGCGCACTGCAGTCTGAGTTCTACCGTCTGACCGACGCCTTCCTGCAAGCATACGACTGGGAGGTGCAGAACGCGCAGCTCAAACTCGGCTCCCTGTTCAACGCTGACGAGTATCCCTCGTCGGACCGGCTGCGCGGTAAGTTCAACTTCCGATACACCGCCATGCCTGTGCCCGAGGCGGGCCACTGGATGCTGGACGTGGAGGCCGAGGCCGCCACCTCTCTGCGTGAACAGTATGAGAAGTTCTACAGCGATCAGTTCAAGAAGTCCATGGACGACGTGTGGCAGCGCACATACGACGCGCTGAGCAAGATGTCCGAGCGACTGGACTACGGTGACGACGAGAACAAGAAGATCTTCAGGGACAGCCTTGTCTCGAACGCCAAGGACATGGTCACCATGCTGGTGGACTTCAACATCGGCAACGACCCCGTGATGGCTCAGGCCGCACGGCAACTGGAGCATGCGCTTGAGGGTGTCACACCCGAGGCGCTGCGTGAGGACGCCTACCTGCGTGCACAAACAAAGCGTAACGTGGACGAGGTGCGTAAGACCATCGACAGCCTGGGGCTGGGATGGTAAAGATGTCAGGGTGTGTCACACATCCTGGCTTTTGTAGAACCGTCACTAATTCATCTTCAAGGAATCATCATGGCTAAGACCGCTGTTTCTCTGTACTCCCTGTCCCTCGATCAGATCGAGGCCGCGATCCTCGCTGGCGGCAGCAAGCGCACGGTGCTGGTGCAAGGCCACATGGGCACGGGCAAGTCCTCGTTGCTCAAGTCTTTGGCTAAGCATCCTCAACTCAAGGGCCACACCCCGTGCTACTTTGACTGCACGACCAAGGACTTGGGCGACATCACGATCCCCCAACTGCAGACCCTTACATCTGAGGACGCCACGTGCGTGCGGTACGTGACCAACGAGGAGCTGGGCGTGCATCTGGACAAGCCGATCATTCTGATGATTGACGAGTTCGGCAAGGCAAACCCCGCAGTCAAGCTGGCGCTGCTGCGTCTGATGCTGGAGCGCAAGATCGGCAGCTACACGCTGCACCCTGACTCAATCGTGTTCGCTACAACAAACCTGGGTGCCGAGGGCGTGGGCGACCTGCTGCCACCACATGCACGCAACCGTATCAGTGTGATCACTTCACGCAAGTCCACCAACTTGGAGTGGATCGAGTGGGGTATCGCCAATGGTGTGGATCACTCGGTGCTTTCATTTGCCAAGGACAACCCGCAGATCTTTCAGTCCTTCGAGGACATCGCCGAACCGACCGACGGGCAGGGCAATCCGACAAACCCTTACGTCTACCACCCACGGGTGCCGATGACTGCATTCATCACGCCCCGGTCATTGGAGGCTGCGTCTGACTGGCTCAAGGTGCGTGGGGAGTTCGACGATCAGACGCTGACTGCCATCCTCATGGGCACTATCGGCGAGCGCGGTGCCATGGACCTGATGGCACACGTGAAGATGTCTGACCAACTGCCCAAGCTCGACGACATCAAGAAAGATCCCATGAACGCCAAGGTGCCTGACTCGCCCGCTGCTGTGTGCATGGTGGTGTACCGCACGCTGTCAATCATCGAGCGTGACTGGATCGATGCGTGGATGTCTTACCTGCTGCGTCTGGACAAGGAGGCACAGGGCATGTTCGCTAACGGCGTGCGGCAGCCCAAGTATGCCAAGGCGTCCATCGTCATGACTAACAAGAAGTTCACCGACTGGGCTCGGCAGAACAACTACCTCTTCGCCGCTGACCGCGTGTGAGGGACGTGAACACAACTCAAGGAGAACCATCATGCTGATGATCGGCAAACAACTCACCGCAGAGCAGCGCCTGGATAAGGCGGTGATCGACATCATGGGTAACCCGCGCTACATCGCGCTGGCTGGTGTGATCATGATCGGCACGCGTCGGATCGACGACAACATCCCGACGGCAGGGACAAACGGACGCGACGAGATCTATGGGCGCAAGTTCATCGAGTCTTTGACCGACGCCGAGCTGCGGTTCCTCGTGCTGCACGAGGTGTATCACAAGCTCTATCGCCACCTGACCAC